GCAGAACAGATTGTGAACTGGAGGATGAAGGGCGCCGCACCGTCCGGTGGGACGCGTCGTCATCGTCGTCGGTAAAAAACGGATTCAGTGAGGAGTACGTCGACGGTTCTCAATCATACAAATGATGCTCTTCGGATTCCCGCTTGAAGAGACCGAGTGCGCGCGCCTCCTCCGGCAACCGGATCCGTCCACGATAAATGATCTGCTCTATGCCCAGCAGTCTGAACTGCAGTTTGTTTGGATCGACAAGAGAGTGGGGGTTCTTGGAATTCCAATGAAGTCCTCCTGTGTGCATCAGACGTACACAGAGATGATCTCACACATTCTTGAGACCGAGTTGAAGTTTCGCGCCGAGATTCGGATGCTCCGAATCGATCTCTCACGTGTTGAAATTGCGCGAATGGAAGACGACCCCGAGATCGTGGAGAATCCAGAACCCTATGTTCTCCACTTTTCGTGAAAACGGAAGTCATCGCTCTCATTCCTCTGGATAGACCAACCCCCCATGGAGTCCAACCCAGTTGTCGATGCCCGATTGGAGCAAGAAGCGGCAGCACGTGCTGCTGCTGCGTATCGCTATCCCTATCGTGTTGTCTGTGTCTTTGAAGACATAGAGAACAGCGATTTCCCCATTGTTCGCGACATGAAGTCCTACTGCGATGGAAACAACGTCTCCTTTGTGGCACGGCAGTACAATGTTGACAAGTACGAAGAGGATATGCCCATCAAACGACTCCCTGCCTTCCACATCTACTACAAGACGTACATCTTTGAAACCCACTACTATGACACAAATCCAGTCTACAAGGTCCAGTTGGTGATCTGGGCATTCCAAGACGAGGAGCGGGAGAAGGAACGAGCGCGGGTCCGGCGGCAAGAACGATGGGATGCCTTCAAGGAATTCTTCAGTCTTGAGCGATTCAAGCGGAAACCTGCCCTCGATCCCGAGGCATCCCTCCGCCACAAAGACCGTCTTTAAGAATTTCTCCGTCCTAGACATATCCAACGCTGTCGACTCTTACTGTCCACCTCACTGCTTTGCGTTCGCGTGCCGCGCTCTGGAAACAGGCGCTGCCCGACATTCGTCCGTTTTATGCGGTCAAATGCAATCAACTGTCCCCCATCCTCACGGAACTTCACCGTCAGGGATGTGGGTTTGATTGCGCATCTGCCGATGAGATTCGGAAGGTTCGCGCGGTGGGTGCGTCTTCGGAGAGCATCATCTATGCGAACCCATGCAAATCGCGGAATGACATCCGCTTTGCCCGAACCCAGGGTGTCACGTGGGCAACCTTTGACACCACTGCGGAACTCAAAAAACTTTACGATGAACACGACGCTCCGAAACCCGTCCTTCGCATTCACGTTGACGACCGTGGATCAGCACGAATCCCACTGAACAAGAAATTTGGATTTCACATTGGATGCATCTCCGAGTTGATCCGCCTCAACAAACCCATCTATGGACTCGCATTTCACGTTGGCAGCGACTGCCGATCCACCCTCGGATATCTCTCTGCACTCGAAACGGTTGCCCAGTACCAAAAACTTCTTAAAGGATACGGATTCTTCAAACCGGAACGCCTCGATGTGGGCGGAGGGTTCTCGGGGGAGTCCAAGGACGATCTCTTCTTCTCCGGTCAGGTAGCACCCATCTTGCAACGATTCGAGGGGTTCGATCACACGATCGCGGAACCTGGACGCTTTTTTGCCACACAGTCGTGTACACTCCAGGTCCCGATCATTGGAAAGAAGTCTCTGAACGACGGGACCCCTGCCTTGACCATCGACGAGTCCATTTACGGGATGCTGTCGGGTGTCTTTTTCGATGGTTTCAAACCCCATTTTATTCCCACCGGGGTCACGGGGATGTCGATTCCGTATACGATCTTGGGAAGGACCTGCGATTCCGCAGATGTCATTGCCAAGGATGTCTTGTTGCCTGCGAACATTCGAGAGGGGGATGTCTTGACGATCAAGAACATCGGTGCCTACTCGTATGCGAGCGCATCCGAGTTCAATGGGTTCCCCAAACCCGACGTTGTTGACGAAAACGGATCCAAGATGGATTTCCCGTCTTGATCCTTCAAATGGAACCGCCTGTCGTGATTCGCGATTCTGTGACCGGTCGTCTGTACGATCGGGTTCGGTTCATCGATCGGTACGGACGCCTTCACTACCGATATGTCCCTCGCCTCTCTGCGTGGGAAGTTCTTACTTGCGCTTGGGTTTCACGAAATACTGGTAGAGACCGAGCGCGCCCAACGCAATGACCGAATCCTCGATGATCCCACCACCCCGCTGCTTGTGCGTCTTGTGACGCCGACCCCCGCGGTGCTTCTTGTGCGTCTTGCGACGCCCCCCTCCCCAACATCCACATCCACCTTTTTGTACGTTGTCCATTTATTCTGAGTCCTCATTTTTTTGCCGTTCGAAGAGGTCAAGGATGAGAGGATGGTCGAGGTAGTCTTCGGGGGTATCCGGGAGATCAACATTGAGCGCGAACCACTTGCTCATGACGTGGGCAACAACTTCCATCGGAAGCAGATGCCCGTTTCTGCGGTTGCCAATCCACGCGCCCATGCGCTCCCAATGCTGCATGTGTGCATAGACGATGTCAAGAAGGGGTCCTTCGTGAATCGACGCAAGCAACCGCTCCGCGTTGTCTCGTTTTCTCTGACAGAACGGACATTCCGGATCGTGTGCTGTTCGGTGCTCCTCGAGATGAATCTTCCGGACTTCAACAACCAGTTCACGCTTGGACAGGAATGGCATCCCACTTAGTCGGCGCGGGTGAATTTGAAAAGGATTCGCACCACCTGCGAAAATCGTTGGGTGTGAGATTGGTCTGTGAGTGGGATCCCGTTCATCTTGCAATATGCGAAGAGATCCCAATAGAGGTCTTGAATGAATTGAAGGTGGGTGATGTCATCACGCGTTCGTGCGTCCAACCAGGTGTGAATCGTCGTCGGCATCGTCTACATCGGTACGAATGATGCGCGTAAACGAGAACTCTTTGGACACGAGATCGTTCTTGCGCTGAGTGACCACATAGTTGACGCAGTCTGCTGCGGTCTTCGGTCCCGGGGTCGCAAAGTAGGCAGTCACTAGCGTTGCCAGTTCCTTGGCAGACAGCGTCCATCCCTTGGACCACTGCTCGGGGCGGGCGATCTTGATCTCCGACTTGTCGTCGGGGAGATCGAGTTTGTGAATGTGGGAGAACGCGTTGCGACGCAGGATGTCGCCCATTTCGAGTTCGACCAGTTTGCGCTTCTCACGAAGTTCATTCGCAGCAGCATTGAGTTTCTTGAGGTCGTCGTCATACTTGCGGTACTTGCGAACGCACGAGATCAGGTCCTTCTGGTCGAGAGATGCCATTCTGTGATCGTAGTCTAGATCAAGAAAAAAGAACATCCGTTTTGAACAAATGTGGGACGCGGATCAAATGGAAGCACTGCGCGTTGCCTACAACAAGTCCCGTACAGGACACGCGCCAATTCTGAAGGGACCCCCCGAAAAAGTGTGGCATAACTTGCGGGCAGCAATGCGTGCCGAATGCGACGACGCCAACGAAGCGTGTATGGTGCATTCGTTGATGAAGCGAGCAAACGCACCGATGTCCTGGTCGTCCAAACCGTCGGAGTGGTTGTCGTCGACCGACATTGAGAAGGTCCAAGACAACTATAGGAAGGTTGTTCCCGACTATCATTTTGTGGGGTGCGTTCCCATCGACTTCAACGAAACATCCGAGACCGGAAAGTGTTTGGTCTCGACCCTCTGCAAGATGGATGTGCGCGAGATTGCCAAGACGGGCAAGACGATGATTGGGATCGTCTTGAATACGGATCCGCACGACCAACCCGGGGAACACTGGATTGCTGCGTTCTGCGACCTCCGCCCGGAGTTGGAGACCCCGTACATGGCATACTTTGACTCGTATGCGTACAAACCGGAACCACAGGTCGTTGACTTGATGAATGCGTGGAAAGAGCAGTGGGACTCGACACGGTCGCATCGCAAACCGATGGAACTTCTCTACAACCAGATTCGTCATCAGACGAAAGACACCGAATGTGGAATGTATTGCATCTATTTCTTGCACTGCTCGATCTTCGGGATCTCGATGGAAGCGCGCATTCCCGATGAGGTGATGTTGATGATGCGTCAGTTCTTCTTCACTATGCCCAAAAAGCGGAGAAACTCGTCGTAGAGGATAACAAGAAGATGGATCCGATCACCATCACGCTGATTGTCGGGGCAGTGGCATTGCCGGTTGCCATTGCCGTTGCTGCGATGGTTCCCGAAGAGTACCGCGGATATTTGGTGGGTGGAATCGCGGCAATCTGGATCACTGCAATGATCATCATCGTAGTCACCTACTATCGGCAAGGGGGTGTCCTTGGACCCGTGTCGACCAAAGATCTTGATGTCTACGGAGGTCTGATGAAACCGGGACCCCTTGCGTGCCCGACGGGAGACAAGACGCAGTTGTGTGATTACTACCTTGCCGCGTCTGCCTACAGCGTGATCCCGACGAACAAGGTCTACTCGTACACCACCGAGGAGGCAATCCGCAAAGTGATCGCGGCAGGGGCACGCTTGGTCGAACTCCACGTCTACGAAGAGAAAGGGCAACCGGTCGTGGGATTGGCAGATACCATCACAGGGGAACGCTACACCTACAACAACGTCCCGTTCGAAAAGTGCTGCCAGGTCCTTGCCAACGATGCCTTCAATCCTGGGACAACGACTGCGTCCAGCGATCCGTTTGTGGTGTCGGTCGTCTTGCACACCAACACAACCACGGTGATCAATGCCTGCGCGGAAATTATGAAGAGTACGATGCGCAAGTATATGCTGGATTCTTCGTTCAGTTACCAGCGCAAGGTCATTCCCAATGAACCGGTGTGCTCGTTTGCGGGCAAGTTCATCATTGTCAGCGGACCCTCCGTCAAGGGAACCCAGATGGACGAACTGGTCAACCTGTCCTGGGGATCGTCTCACCTCCGCCGATTGACGTACACGGAGGCAGCAATGACCCACGATGCAGACGAATTGACCAATTTCAACAAGAAAGGCATCACGATGGTCGTCCCCGATGGGTCTACCTCGTTGGAGAACTCCAATCCCCAGATTCTCTTCACCTACGGATGCCAGTGGGTGATGATGAACTACGGATCCCTCGACAAGGCAATGGCAGTGTATACGGGTCACTTTGCTGCCTCCAGTACCTTGCTGAAACCCGAGCAGTTGCGGTTCCAACCGACCACCTATAAGAAACCCACTCCTCAAGATCCCTCGCGTTCGTTCCAACCGAAGCGGATGAAATCTCCCATCTTCGATGCGACAATTTAATCTCCGGTGTAAAAGCAAAATGACAGAGTGGATGACCCTGGTCAAGGAGAAGATGAAAAAGGGATTGTCGTTGAAGGAGGCGATGAAGGAGGCGAAGAAGGACTACCATCCCGCGAAGAAGGGCGGTGCGTTGGTTCGCGT